TTGTTGGACACCTCCACGTCGTCGAGGATGACGCAGTCCGCACGGGAGCCCGTGAGCTGCCCCGTGACGCCGAGGCTCTTGACGCTCGGGGCGTGGCTCGGGGGAGCCGGTGCCACGTCGAAGGCGATGGAGGAGTTCCTCTGGGCATCCCTCGGTGCCAGGTGGTGAAACAGGGGCACCGCCGCCATGAGCTTCTTGCAGAAGTTGGTGAACTCGTCCGCCCTCTGCTTGGATGCAGACACGACGAGGAACTGCTTCGACGGGTCCAGCATGAGCTGGTGCATCACGAAGGCGGACGTGATCCAGCTCTTGCCCACCCCTCGGAAGGCCATGAGCACCTGCCTGCGTGGCCCGTTCTGGACCCAGTCGGCCATCTCGTACTGGACCTTGGTGGGCTCGGGGAGCCCGATGGCGTTCCAGGTGAGGTAGAGGACGTTGCGGAAGTCCTTCAGCCTCGGGTCAAGGTTGTCCTGCAAGCGTCAGGTCCCGAACTTGCGCTCGACCTCTGTGTCGAAGGGGAGGTTCTGCGCCAGCCGCAGCATGGGGGTTCCCTCGAGTGCCGCCTGGTCGATGCAGTTGTCCTTGAGCATCTGGCGGGCGACGTTGAGGTCAGCCGGGGTGGCCTCACCGGACTGGATCCGGCGCACCAGTTCCCCGCAGAGGAGGGAGTGGAGGTCCTTGAGGACCTGTTTGTCAGCCATTGGCGACGTAGGCGATCAGGGTGTGGTTGCTGCCGATGGCCGCCGAGGTGCAGACGCGCATCAGCGGGAAGCCCTGGACGACCTTGACGTAGGTGCGGTAGCCGCCGTTCGATGTCCAGTCAGGGGTGACCCCGACAGGGAGGGTCATCGCGGAGACGAGGAAAGAGTCGATGGTGACCCAGTCCACGCCGTCGAGGGAGCCCTGGAGGGCAACGGTGCCCGAGGTGGTCGGGGTAGCCGTAGCGGTCGCCTTGACCTCCGCGACGAAGACGCTGGTGTAGCCAACGACGGGGCGGTAGGCGGTCGCGGTTCCGGTGATGGCCGATCCAGCGGCCTGGTTGACGAGGGTGACGGTCTGCATGTGGTTACTTTGAGAAGAGGTGGATGAGGAGGGACACGGCAGCCGAGACTGCCCCGGCTCCCCCGATGATGAACGAGCGGGCGTGTTCGAGGTCCCGCAGGCGGTTGTCGTGGTCCTTGATCTGCTCCTGCTGGTGGCCCTGCATGGAGAGCAGGGAATCGACCTTGCCCTCGAGACGACCGATGGCGAGGAACAGCTCGTCGTGGTGCTGCTGGGTCATGGTCAGCTCAACCGGAGGAACCACATGCGCCAGGAGGCCTGCGTCCCGGCGGTGCCTGTCCCGGAGTCCGTGAAGTTCGGTTCGTTGCCCCAGCCTGCACCGGACGCACCCGTGTACTTGAAGTAATAGAAGCTGTTGGCGGCGATGGTGATCTCGCCGCCGACTCCGGTTCCCGGGTTGTATTCGTCGTCATTGGGGTTCAGGACCAGGAAGCCCCACGGGTTGAGGACATCGTCCGGGCTCGGGACGTTTGATACTCCCGTGAGGCCCCACCTCGACCGGCTGTACATGAGCAGGATCTTGATGGGGTTGGAGGTGTTGTTGTTGATCCGGAAGAAGTTCTGCCCGCTGTTCTCGGCGAATGCGTTTGTCGCACTCTTGTAGGTGACGACGTTGAGGCGCGAGTTGACCGAGTTGGACAGGCGGCACTCAACCTGCACCGTGGAGGTCGAGACGACCGTGGCCGTGATTGGGTTGATGTTCCAATCCATGAAACCCTTGGAATCGACGTAGCCCTTGGTGGCTGCATCGGAGACATTGACCGGGGTTGCGACCGACGTGACGAGCTGGCTGCCCATGCCCACGGAACCAGTCGGGGTCGCCATCTGGTCGAGGCGGTTCGTGCGGACAGCCGTGGTGAAGTCCGTGATCTTGGACGCGGTCAGGTTCGGGATGTCGGCAGCGGCGAGGACACGGAAGTCGGGGATGCCGGCTCCGTTCGACGGTGCGGCAAGCACCTTGTTCTGGTCGAACTTGGAGAACCCGACGTTGAGGTCACCGGAGCTGAGGATCGGTGAGTTGCTTACGGTGAAGATGCTGGGCATCGTCAGGCCCACGCTGGTCACGGTCCCCGAGGACGGCCCGAATGCCACCGAATCGACGTATCCCTTGGTTGCGAAGTCCGTGGATGCGCTTGGGTTCACCCCACCGACGATCTTTCGTCCTCCTGCGTTCCACACGTTGTTCACGGGGTCCAAGGGCAACCCGTTGGCACCCACGTCGTTGGCCTCCTGGGCGACGTAGAGGTTGTTGAGCATCGCCGTGTCGAGGTCGGATGCCGTGAGGACGTCTCCATCCTCGAAGTCAACGAGGCGCGTTGCCGCCGTGGTCGGGGTCTGCCGCTCGATCCGGACGTTGTCCCCTGCGGCTGCCCCGGATTCCAAGGTCACCGAGGGTGCGCTGAGGCTCCCCGAGACGGTTGCTTTCGTCACCAGGCTCCCGTTGAGGTAGACCTTGATGTGCGAGGACTGGAGTGCGGCCCCGCCGGGGAACGTGACGGGACCGAACACGGTCTGGCCGTTGGTGGCCGTGTAGGTGACGCTTGCGTATGGCATTGTTGTGGTTCTCAGCGGAGCATGGAAGCCTTGACCTCGCGGCTGTGAGCCACGGCCCTGGCGAGTTCAGGGGATTCCTGCATGAGCTGCTGCATGGCAGCCCTGCGGTAGTTGGAGACGTATCCACGGACGAGGGACACGCGGGGTGAATCGAGGTTGTCCTGTCCCATCTGCGGGAGCTGCCGGTAGAAGGGGCTCTGGATCAGGGAGGAGAGCTGGTCCTTGACCGACTTGCCGTTGATCCGCATCTGGCCCGTGAGCTCCTGGAGGCGGTCGTAGGCGGACTGCCCGTTCTTGAGCTTGATGGCACGGAGGTCGATGCCTCCCGGCAGGGTGCTCCGGGGAGCCCCGACCGAGATGAGGCTGTCCGCCAGCTCACGCTTCACGGGATCCTTGGTGCGGCTCGAGGCGGTCCCGGGGAGGAACATGCTGCCCCACCCTTCGTTGCCCTTGAGGGGTTCCCCGAGGGCATTGCGGACCTTGTCCACGGAATCCCCGTAGCCGGGGAGTCGCGCACGGATGGCATCCATCATGGAGCGGACCTCGCGGACATCGGGGTCCATGCCGTAGGTCTCTGCCTGGGCAAAGACGTTGGGGACGATGGCACCCGCGTACTGGCGCTGGAGCCTCTTGAAGTCGTTCTCGTCGCCCGTGAGGGCACCGAGGGTGGTCACGATGCCCCGGAGGTAGCTCTTGTTGGTGACGTTGTTCGCCACCGAGCCGATGACCGCCGTGGCGATCTGCATGACGGCATCCTGGTCCTCCGGGGACGGGTCGTAGGTGTTCGAGGCGATCTCGAAGGTGTCCGCGACCAGCCCGAGGAAGGTGGCGATGGGGTCGTTCCTGCCGTAGGAGACGTAGGTGTCCCCGAAGCGGAAGGAGTACGGCATCCACCCGGAGGCGAGGAGCTGCTTCCGGAGCTCGGGATCCTTGGGACCCCTGCCCGTGACCATCCCGTTGGCGGCAAGGGCGATTCCCGTGGTGTAGAGGAGGGTGCCCGTGGCAAGCCTTCCGGTCGCCTCGGCAACGGCCTCCTTGTCCCCGGCACGGGCAGCCTGCACCCAGTCGTACATGCGGCCAACCGGGTTTCGGTCGGTGACGAACGCCAGGAGGTTCGTTGGGGTGCGGATGAACGGCACCACCAGCTGGAGGGCCGGGACGTGGCTGACGGCACTTGCGGTTGCCTTGCCGATGTTGCCGACGAGGCGGGTGCCGTAGACCGATGACTCGGCCATGTCGTCGTACTCGCGCTTCCAGGTTGCCTCGCGGACACGACGCTCGATCTCAGACGACGCCTTCTGGAGGATCTTGTAGTCCTGCCCGGTCTGTCCCTGTAGGTTGGCCCCGAGGCCGGCCCCCATGAAGTCCTCATCGACGTAGGCATCCCAGTTCTGGTCCACGAACCGCTGGACCTCCGGGATGAACATCGGGTTGGCCCGTGACTTCCTGCCGGCGGCATCGAGGCTCTTGAGGAGCACCTCGGAGTCCTTGGACTTGCGGAGGTCGCCCACGGCCTTGACCTTGCCACCCTCGACGGCCTGCGAGTAGAGCCGGGACACCTCGGCCTGCACGGCGGGATCCTTGGCATCGAGGCCCTTGGCGGCTGCCACGGACTCCTCGAGGGTCTCGCGGAACGCAGCGGGGAGGTACTTGTCCCGAGCCAGCCTCATGCCACGCTCGAGGGTGGTCCTGCGGGTGTAGAGCTGACCGTCCACGAAGAGAAGCTTCTTCAGACGCTCAACCTCCGTGGACACCTGAACGGAGGTCATGGGGAGCTTGCGGTCCTGCGCGACGATGCGGCGGAGGACGACGTCCGACTCAGCCCGTGCCATGAGCGTCGTGAAGAACTCGTCGGAGGAACCCATGAACCGCATGGGGAGACCGACGACCTGCCCGACGAAGTCCACGGCGAGACCTGCGATGGTCCTAGCGGAGCCTCCCGTGGCAGGGTCGAAGGCGTTCAGCCGTGCGAAGTTCTTGCTCGAGATGGCCCGCTGCGGCTGGAACTCACCGAACTGGGTGTTGCCGCGACCGAGGGTGATGGA